AAGTATATTTTACCAAATCCTTACATTGACACTTCAACAATTAGGATAAATGTCAAAAATACTGCTCAAGATACCACTACAGAGCAGTATAATTATATTGACAATATTGTTGGAATTAATTCAGAGTCACAAATCTTTTTAATTCAAGAAATTTCTGATGAAAAATATGAAATTTTCTTTGGTGATGGCATTTTTGGCAAAAAATTAAACAATAATAATCAAATTAATGCCTCTTACATCACTACAAATGGTTCTGCAGGCAATGGAGCATCTAATTTTAGTTTCTCTGGCACCATAAGAGACAATAATGATGCTATTTTAAATGCAACAATAGGTCCTGTAATCACAAATACTGTCTCTCAGAATGGCGATAACATTCAATCCCTAGAATCAGTAAGGTATTATTCCCCAAGATTGTATGCATCACAGTACAGAGCAGTCACTGCTGGGGATTATGAGGCACTGATACCATCAATCTACCCAAACATTGAATCAGTTACTGCATATGGTGGCGAAGAATTGACTCCACCAGAATATGGTAAAGTATTCATTGCAGCAAAACCAAAGAATTCAGATTACTTATCTGAATCTACTAAAGAATCTATTTTGAATTCTTTGAGACAATATTCTGTGGCAGGCATCAAACCAGAATTTGTCAATATTAATGTTCTTTATGTGGAATTGGATTCCACAGTTTATTATAATTCAAACTTTGTTGGTTCAGTTAGTGATTTGAGAACACAAGTAACAAATTCACTGAATGCTTACTCTAACTCTACAGACTTGAATAAGTTTGGTGGAAGATTTAAATATAGCAAAGCATTACGTATAATTGATGCTACTAATACTTCAATTACATCTAACATCACAAAAGTTAGAATTAGGAGAAATGTTGGAACTTTAATCAATAGTCCAACAAACTATTTGGTATGTTTTGAAAATAGATTTTATGTGGGTAAGGAAGGATACAATATTCGTTCTACTGGATTTAATATCCAAAACAATCCAAATGTTCTTTACATTTCAGACAAACCAAATGATGATATGCAGACTGGAAAATTATTCCTTTTTTACCTGACTGGAACTGTAGTAAATGAGGTTTCAGAAATTGGAACAGTCAATTATGTCACTGGAATTTTAAATATAGATAATATAAATGTATCTTCTACATTGAGACCAAATAACATTATAGAAATTGAAGCAACCCCATACTCAAATGATATCATTGCCAAAAAGTCCATTTATTTAAAGTTGGATGTTGGTAGAAGTGATATTACTATGCTAAAAGATACTATCTCTTCAGGAGAAAATGCCTCTGGTAGTATGTTCACACCTGAATCAAGTTACTTATCTGGAATTAAAATAAGAAATTAAGATGAATCAAGAAAATAAAGTAGTCAAGGTTAGTGACGTAGTTCAAAACCAAATACCAGAGTTTATTCTTACAGAGAACCCAAACTTTGTAGAATTTTTAAAACAATATTATATTTCACAGGAATTTCAAGGTTCCACAATAGACATTGCTGAAAATTTAATTTCTTATAAAAACCTTGATAGTTTTGACAGTAAAAATTTAATAGCAGAAACCACTTTATCATCAGATGTAGAATTTTTTGATGATGTTATCAATGTGGAATCTACTCATGGTTGGCCACAGGAATATGGTCTTCTAAAAGTTGATAATGAAATTATTACCTACACTGGAATTACTTCAACATCATTTACTGGATGTATTAGAGGATTTAGTGGAATATCTTCGCTGACTCAAGAAAATAATCCAGAATTTTTAGTATTTTCTCAATCAGAAGCATCAGAACACACAGAAGATAGTACAGTCCATAATTTAAGTAATCTTTTTCTAAAAGAATTTTTTGAAAAAATTAAGTATCAATTTACACCAGGATTTGAAAACAGGGATTTTGCTCCCCAAATTAATCCACAAAATTTTATTAGCAAAGCAAAAACATTTTATCAGTCAAAGGGAACTGATGAAGCCTTTAAGATTCTTTTCAAAGTATTATATGCAGAAAATGTAAAAATCATTAAACCAGATGATTATTGCTTTACTCCATCAGATGGCAAATGGAGAATTGTAGAAACTTTTGTTTGTGAATTAGTTGATGGAGATCCATTTAAAATTAATGGACAAACATTATATCAAGACAAGTTTTCTCAATATAACATTGAAACTGCAAATGGTTCTATCTATAATGTAGAATCATTCAAATCTAGAGGAGAAACTTTTTACAAATTACAAATTTTTTCTGGATACTCTAATAATTTAAACCCCAGAGGAAGCATTGAGGGGACCTTCGTGACCACTCCAAAAACATTTGTAGTAGAAGATACTGCTGTGGATTCAACAATCCTCACAGTTGATTCTACAATAGGATTTTCAAATAGTGGGATCTTAGAAATAAATGGTCAAATAGTTACCTACACAGATAAAACTAATAATCAATTTTTAAACTGCTCTGGAATTAATACTTCAATTTCCAAAAAAACTAAAGTATTTTCAGATCATTTCATTTATGCAATAGAAGAAAATAGTTCAGCAGTAGTTAAGTTTAAACTTTGTAATGTTTTGTCAAAGTTAGACCTTTCAAATACTGATGTTGTTTTAGCATATGACGAAGACCCAATTGAAATAACTCAAGTTGGTTCTTCGGAATCATCTATATTTTTAAACTCTTTGGTTTATAATCATGCTATCAGCGTTTCTCCTGGAAATGTAGTTAATGAATTAACCACACAAATTAGAAATAATCAAAAGGAAGGATTTTCTATTTCTGGTGGAGTTGCACTTTGCAAATTTCCACATTATTTAAAGGCTGGTGATGTTGTTGATTTATATTTTGAAAACACTAATGCTACAATTGCAACAAATCTTGCAGTAAACTTTATTAACTCTAAAGAATTTTCCGTATCAACAACAGTAATTTCTCAACAATATGGAAATTTAAATTCACTTTTAGGGAAAAGAATTTTATTTAGAAGACGTATTAAAAAATCGCCAAACTTAAATTTAACTGCAAATATTCAAGATTCTTTTGTAGACAATGATTCATATTATTTGACCACAAATGGTTTACCAGAATATCAAGTAAGTCCTTTAACTCTTGATAAATCTTTTTCTGTGGTAAATATTGATACCTTAAGTGATGATACAAATCATTATTTTAATACTGGTGATGAAGTTACTGTTGTAAGTTTTACTACATCTCAAGGTTTTAAAAATGAAATAGGAATTTCTACTGGCATTTCATATTATGTAACTAAAGTTAATGATGCTCAAATTAGATTATCACAATCAAGAGAAAATATAGAAATATTATCTAATGTTATTTTCTTTGAATATAATCAATTTAATATTGAGACTGGAAGAGTTAATACTATAACATTAGTACCAACTGCTCAATATGGAAATTTATTTACATCAACTAAATTATTTAAAAAAATACCAAAAACTCCACAATTATCATTAACTAAAGAAAATACTTCTCCAGGAAATTTGGGTGTTTTTGTTAATGGAGTAGAATTACGAAATTATAAATCTTTTAATAAAATTTATTATGGTCCTGTAGAATCAGTCTCAGTTCTTAATTCTGGTTCTAATTATAATTTATCAAATCCACCAAGATTTGAGGTGTTTTTCAATAATGCAAAATATCCAAATAGTAAAATAATTCCACAATTAAAAGGGAAATTAGCAAAACTTTCTGTAACTGATCCTGGATTTGATTATGTTGAAGTTCCAACAGTGGAAATTTTGGGAGGAAATAATCCTACCATTGTAACTGAAGTAAAAATAAAAAATACAAATAATGAAATTGAATTCAATTCAACATCAAAGGACAATGTAGTTGATACAGTAAACAATATATTTGTATTTTCAGATAAACACAGGTTTATTACTGGAGAACCTATTCTCTATAAAACATTCAATACTACGTCTATTGGTATTGGAACTCAAGTCTCTGATGGATTTTTAACAAATAATTCAATTTACTATGTTGTAAATGTTGGTGCAGGAACTTCCATGGCTCTTGCATTCAATCAAAAAGATGCTTATGAAGGAACAAATTTAATTAATCTGAGAACTTTTGGAGGAGGACTTCAAAGTTTTATTTCTACTTTACCCAAAAAAATTATTGATGAAGTAAATATCATTCAAAATGAAAGTGAATTTGAATATAAAAAAGTATCTTTTATTGCAGAAGACATAAATCTTCAAGATGATATTATTACAGTAGAAAATCATGGGTTTTCTACTGGAGAAGAAGTTGTTTATAGTTGGGAACCAGCTCCAGGATTCAATGGAAACACTATTGGTGGATTAGACACAAATCTTTATTATTACATAGTAAAAATTGACGATAATAGATTTAAACTAACATATACCAAAAATGGAACTGATTATATAGATCTACTTTCAAAGGAAAATTTTAGCACATACTTTATTGAATATTCTCCAATTAGAGTTAGCATTTTAGGTGCAGTTTCTACTACAGGAGTTTCCACTTTTATTGGATATGATGCTACAATTGTTCCAATTGTTGAGGGTTCTGTTGTTGGAGCATCTTTACAAAGAAATCCTCAGTTGATAGTAGATACTTTTGGAAGAACTGATATCATTGATTATGAAAAACCACCAGAAATAAGAATAGTAGAGGGTAGTGGAGCTTCTTTACAACCAATTATAGTAGATGGAAAAATTAAAGAAGTTGTAGTCAAAACTTCTGGTTCTGGTTATTTCAATTCTTTCGATCTTGTTGTTAATGGCAATGGATTTGGTGCTAAACTTGTACCAACTATTAGCCAAGGAACAATAATTGATGTTAAAGTTGTTAATGGTGGAGTTGGGTATGCATCAACAAACACTACCATTAACATAATTCCTCTTGGAAGTGATGTCAAATTAAAAGCAAATATCAAGTCTTGGAATATAGATGATATTTCAAGATATGGAATTAATAATATTCAAGATGGATTATTGTTTGGAAAAAATTATTCTTTAATTGGCAATACTTATGGTACATTTTTCTTAAATCAAAATTTAAGACAGTTTTTCAACATTCCAAGTTCACCTTCAACACACTCTCCAATCATTGGTTGGGCATATGATGGGTGTCCAATTTATGGACCATATGCTTATACAAATATAGATGGCAGTGGTGGAATAATTAGAATGAGAAGTGGATATTCTTATTCTAATCCTATTGGTAGTTTTTGTAGATTAGTTGAAGAATATGTGTTTACTAATTCTGGTACTTTAGATGAGTACAATGGAAGATTTTGCGTTACTCCAGAGTATCCAAATGGAGTTTATGCATATTTTTGCACTTTAGATGAAAATAATACTCCAGAATTTCCATATGTAGTGGGTCCAAAATACAACTATTCTCCTATTGAAGAAAATTTTGATTTGAATAAAAATCAAACACTCAATTTCAACAATTTAAACATTATCAAATGGACAAGTCCATATAGAATTTCTGATCAAGACTACAAGTATGAGTATTTTGAATTATTCAAAAATAGTAACGGTAAAGATGTTATTATTGAAAAATCATCTGTTGGAGTCATTGATTCTATTAATGTTATAGATTCTGGTATTGACTATCAAGTAGGAGATTCTGTAATATTTGATAATAGTAATGCTTCTGGATTTGGCGCAATAGCAAAAGTATCTGAAGTTTCTGGAGTTTCTGTAACATCAATATCTTCAGAAACTAAATCTTTCTCCAATGTAACATTTATTTCTGATGGCACATCTGTAACTGGAATAGCATCAACATACCATTCACTAAAAACTAATTCCTTTATAAACATATCAGGAATTTCAACAAGTTCTTATGAATCTTTAGAGGGATTTGAAAAGATTATTGTGCCATCTATTGTTACAACTTTAGCATCAAATCTTGGACCATCATCAATTACTGGAATAGTCACATCAATTCAAGTTAATGAATCCATTAGAACTTTTGATGTTGATTCATACTTGACTATTAGTAATGAAATAGTCAAAGTTGTAGGAGCAGATTATCAAAATAACTTATTGAACATTTTGAGACCCCCAAGTGCTCCAGCACATGCAGCATTAGAAACTATTACATTACTCCAAAATAAGTTCCAATATGTATCATCAGAGTTTACTCCAGTAATTTCAGAAGTAGATCAAAATTATTATTTTGATTCATCAAACGCAGTTTCTACTGGGACAAATACTTCACCTGGAATTGGAAATACTTTAACCATCTACCCTCTTGGAGTTGGAATTCCTTATGTAAAATATGTTCAAACTGGTGGAATATATCTTCCCAATAATAAGTTCAGCACTGGAGATAAGTTAAATTATACAGAAGATACAGCAACTATTGTAACCAATTATGGTGACTTAAATGCATTTTCTGAATTGTATGTTTTAAAATTAGAAAATGATGTTGTTGGACTTGTAACTAGCAAAACAGATATTTCAAATCCAAGTAGAATTCTAACATATACCTCAGTTGGTTCAGGAAATCTTCACAAATTTAAAACAGAAAAAAATATTGTTACTGGGACAATTACTCAAAATGATTGTGTAGTTTCAACAGCATCTACTCATGGGTTATCTGTTGGGAGTTTAATTAAATTTAATGTTAAATCTGGAATAACTACAACTTTTGATGTAACTTACTCAAATAATAGAGTCTTGATTGACTCTGACACTAATCCAAAAATTGATGTCTATACCAATGACACAGTAGTATTTGATTTATCAGATGTTTCATTGTCTGGTAAAACATTTAATTTATATACTGATGAGGACTTTTTAAACCTATATGTAGGAAATATTGATAATGGAATTGAAGTTGAAAGAACTACCACCCAGTTAACATTAAATGTTAGTGACTATACTCCAAAAACTTTATTTTACAATTTGTCAGATTCAATTACTGACATTACAGTAGAAAACTTTAATCAATTATCCATCAATGCTAGCGAATATAACATAGAGTCAATTATCACAGAATCTACTAGTAATCAGTTTAAGTTTAATCTAAGTTCTACCCCAGAAAGGTCTTCTTATACTAATCCCTCAACTTTATCATATTCAGTATTATCTGAGGGAATTTTAGGTCCAATATCAAATATTGAAATAATTTCTAAAGGCTCCCAATACAAAAAGTTACCAATTATTTCATCTGTTGATAGTGAATTTGGAAGTGGGTGTAATTTATTTGCTAAGAGCAATTCTATAGGTAAGATTGAAAGGTCTAGAGTAAACAACTCACAATTAATTTGTCCTTTTGATAAAACATTAACGCCACAATCAAATATTTTCTCAATCTTAAAATTAACTGATAATTATACTGTAGATTCTTTAATTGTAAATTCTACAGGACAAAATTATTTGTTCTCGCCAAAAATAAAACTGTACAGTGAAAGTGATAATTCTATCATATCACAATTTTCTGCTTCTGCAACTTTAAAAAATAATTCTATAGATGACATTAAAATTTTAAATCCTGGATTTGGATTAAAATCTAATGATAATAAAATTATTGTCATCGATAATAGCAATGGGTTCAATATTATTAATACATCAGTAACTGGATCTGGACCTTACACAATTACCCTGACCTTAAAAACTCCCACATCAGGATTTACCACTTCAAATCCATTACCTATTTCAATTGGTGATGAAATATTTGTAGAAAAAATTGTTTCCACTGGAGGTGATGGATTCAACTCAAGTAATTATAACTATAATCCATTCACTGTGACCTTCGTAGACCCTGCATTTGGGTCTCAGGATGCTGCGATAGTTAGATATCAAACAACACAAAATCCAGGTTCTTACAGCAGCACCTTGACCTATGATGCAAATGTAATTCCATATTCTTATTTACCTCAAATAGAACCTGTTTTGAAACAAAATGTTTTTTATAATGAAGAGTTTGTAAATGATTTGAGAATTATAAAAAATCAAAAAAATAATCCAATAACCAATTTATTAAAAGTCAAACAATCTGAAAATATTCAAATAAATGATATTGTTACTGGAAAATCATCAAATTCTAAAGGTAAAGTTGTAGAAATTAATAATTTCAAATCTTCATTTATTTCTGACTACAGTGTTTCTGAAATATTAGGAGGACAAGAAAATAGGGGATATCTTTCATCAAATATACAAAAACTTTCTGATAATGATTATTATCAGAAGTTTTCATATTCTTTGAAGAGTAATAAATCTTTCTCTGATTGGGAGTCTCCAGTATCTGACATAACTCATACATCTGGATATAAAAAGTTCAGTGACTTATCTGTAGAATCTGTTGGTATTGGAACTACTCAATCAATTAAAACAGATTCAACATCAACTTTAAATGTTATTTTAGATTCTTATGTTGATGTAAATTCAATTAGCGATTATGATTTAGTAAATGAAATTGATATTGAGGACACTGACTATGAATATTCTCAATATTTGAAGTTTAGTAGATTAAAATTAGGACAAAGTTTAAAATCAGTAGACAATAGAGTTTTATCAATAGATGACATATCAAACTTGTTTAATGTTGAGCCCACTGTTCCTGAAGTTGCAATAGATTCTACATTTAGCACTGACTCAATGGCATTGAAGTATACATTTTATCTAACTGCTTCTGAAGGATTTTTAGGTGACTTCGTTTACCCTGAAGTTTTTGAATTGTTGGTAGTCAGAAATGCAAATGACGTAGATTTAACATCATATGCTTCTTATTTTGATGCAGAAAATTTGGGAGCAAATGCTGTTTTGGGAAGATTCACTGCTGAAATAAATCCATCAAATGATAATGAATTAGTTTTATCATTTAGACCAACAAATCCATTTGTATCAATAGATATAAAATCAATTAAAGAAACTACTCCCAGCACGGTTGGAGTTGCAACAACTGCTTTTGGATATGTAAAAAATGTAGAATTGACTCAACAATATAATACATCTGGAGTTTCTACATTTTATTCTATTCCATTGTCAGATTGCAAGTCTGGAACTTTGATTGTGGGAATATCTTCTACAAAAAATAGTATCAACAAATCTTTAGAACTTTCATTTACCAATACTTCAAATGATTTGTTTATTAGCAAATATGCAGAAAATGATTTGGTTAATTATGGCAACATAAACATAATTGCAAATGGTTCAAATCTTGAATTTAATTTTAACAATACAACTGGAATTGGAGTTACTTTATATGCAAACCTAAAACTTCTGACAAATACTTATGCTGGATATGATAGTATTAACAAAACTTTTTCAAAAATTTCAAGTTCAAAAATAACAACAAATTCATTATCTACTGGAATTTCAACTGTATCTGGAATATATGGGTTTACCAAATATATTATGGAGATATCTCAAGATACTGGAATTACAACTTACAGGTCAATAGTACAATTAAATTCAGTTCATTCTGGTGACTACTTAAATAATATTGTATATGATATTAATGGTGATATTGAGTTGACTGACATAGTTTTTGAAACCAATTATAGTTTAGCACAAAATGAATATACTTTGTCTTTCAACCCTGTAACCTCTGCAAATTATACCATTAAAATTTATGAAGCAAACATTCTATCTCCAAATCAATAATAAATATTCATAAAAATGCCCATTAACGAAGTAGGAACAATATACACACCATCAATATATGGGAGAACTTCTTTTCCATTAAAGCATAAAACGTCTGCTATTTTTTATAAAATTTTTAATTCAGAAGATTCTAGTACTGTAAACATAGTTCAAGATACAATCAATATTCCAAATCATTTTTTCAAAACAGGAGAACCATTAGCATACAATGTTAATGATTCAAATACTGATACACCAATAGGAATTTCAACTTTAAGTCCTGGAGCTGGTGGAACAATTTCACAGTTTCCAAATATTGTTTATCCCATAGTTATAGATAAAAATAATATTAGAGTGGCATTGGGAAGCACTTATGCATTAGCAAATGAGTATGTTAATATATCTTCTCTAGGAATAGGAACTGAACATTCACTTGAAGCATTTAAACAAAACTCAAAATGTCTAGTCTCAATTAATAATATCATCCAATCTCCAATATCAGTTGGTTCTACAGTTCAAGTATTGTCATATACCCCCTCAAGTTTAGTATTAGAAAGTTTACGAAATATAAAATTGGGCACTTGTTTAAAAATTAATGATGAAATTGTTAGAATTTCTTCTGTAAATTATGACACAAAAGAAGTATCTTTATCTAGAGGTCCTCAAGTTCTAGGAACAAATACTAATTTGTTCACAAATTCACTTGTTGGAAGTTATATTGACGTTTTGTCTGGCAATTATAATATTATAAAAGACATCATTTATTTTGACGAACCTCCTTTAGAAGGTAGAAAAATAAATTACAGAATCCCATCTTCAGACATTGTTTATAGTAATTACAGTTTCAATTTACTTACTGATATTTTACAGACTGGGAGTCAAGTTTTAGTAATTTGGTCAAATCCTCCACAAGAAATTCCTATACAAAAGTTTTATTATTTAATTAAGAATAGTGAAAATAACTTTAGTTTTGCAGAAAATTTTGCCAATGCTATTAATGATGTAAAAGTTACATTTTCAAATATTTCTGATAATGAATTTCCAGTAAGTAATTTTGAAGTTGTTTTCTTTTATCCAAGTGAAGAAAATAGTTTTAATGGAAGAGTTTTTCTAAGGTCAAATTACGATGCAAATAACGTATTTGATGATGTTTCTGAACAATTTACAGGAATTTCCAGCTCTTTTGAATTGAAAATTTCTGGAATTAGTACAGTTGGCATATCAAGTGATAATGGTATTTTATTAGTAAATAATATTTTCCAATATCCAGGTTCTAATGAAGCATTTTCTTTTTCTGAAACTGTATCAGAAACATTTGTAAATTTTGTTGGGTTTGGAACAACAGGATTCACTGGAAAAAATTATGATGTAAATGTTAAAGGATATCCAAGAGGTGGAATTATTGTTTCTTATGGGACAACCTCAGGAGGCAGTTATCAACTTTCTACTTCTTACTATAATGTTCCAGTAACTGGTTCAATTTCTGGAATAGGTGCATCAGTATCATTTAACACTGACGAATATGGAAATGTAAAAGAATTTAAGTTTACTAATCGAGGATACAATTACAAAGTTGGTGAAATTTTAATTCCCACAAATGCTACTGGACTTGGAACTCAAACTTCAAATGATAAAATTCACATTACAATCAATGAAGTTACCAAAGATACATTTAATGCTTGGAATATTGGAATATTAGAAAAATTAGATGATTTGAGTGATAAGGTAAATGGTGTCAGAAGAACTTTTGACATTACAAAAAATAATCAAAGAATTAGCTTAGATACTGAATCTGAATCTGAAGTAGAGCTTCAATATAATCTATTAATCTTTGTCAATGATGTTCTTCAAATTCCAAATTCTTCATACATTTTCAATAGTGGTTCAATTATTACATTTACAGAACCTATCCCTACAGGAAGTAATGTAAAGGTTTATTTTTATAGAGGGTATACAAATGACTCTTTCAATTCTGATGATGTATCTAAATTAAAAGAAGGCGATTCACTTGTTCTTCTTCAGGACATTTACAATCCACCACCACTTGAACAAAATGATAGAATTATTAAACAATTTGTTAGTGCTGATGTTTTAAGAACTAATATTTACTCTGATCTTGGATTGTCTGAAAATTCTTCCCAACTTAGGTCTATAACATGGACACCACAAAAGAAAGATTTAATTATTGACGGTACTTTTGTAAGTAAGTCTAGAGATGAACAAAATTCTGGAATAACATCTTTTACTAAAATTGCAACATATGTTGGCACATTTTCTGGAGTTAGCACTAATACAATTGGCGTTACTACAACCAGCATTTTAATTGGAGACTATGTAGAGGGTACTTATGTTGGAACAGGGGTTTCAATTGTATCAATTGGATCATCTATTATTGGGATAGGTTCTACAAGTTATTCATCTTCTCCAGTTGGAGTTAATACATCATTACTCTCATTCTACAGAAAATCATAATAAATAACATAAAATACAGATTCAAATGGCAGTAATAACTGACAAATTAAGGATAATAAATTGCTCTAATTTTGTAAGTGATATTGGGAATGGTAACTACTATACATTCATTGGATTTCCAAACGCAGATTCTCTTTATCCAAGTTGGGATTCTTCTAGACCAAATCCAACTGACAATTACTTATATTTAAATTCTTATAGAGATAATATTTTAGGTGTCAAAAAAATAACCTCATCTGATGTTATTAGAGTAATTCCAAAAATTGTTTGGTCAAGTGGTAAAAAATATGAGATGTATAGGCATGATTATAGTGTTTATAATACATCACCAGTAACGTCTTCTACAAGACTGTATGATTCTTCTTATTATGTAATGAATAGAGATTATAGAGTTTACATCTGTATCAACAATAATTCTTTACCATCTAACAATAACACTGGTGCTATCTCTACTCAAGAACCATTACATACTGATTTGACACCAAGATTAGAGTCTGATGGGTACATGTGGAAATATTTGTATACATTGTCTCCAGCAGATGTTTTGAAGTTTGACTCTACCAATTATATAAGTGTTCCAAATAATTGGGAAACTGAAGGTCTCAATGCTGAAATTGATAGAATTAGAGATAACTCAGTAGATGGAAAAATTGAAACAGTTTTAGTAGAATATAATG